TCCGGCAATCCTGCTAAGGATGTGAGCAAAGACAAAATTCCCGCAAGTATTGATGCCGATACAACAGCCATCCAATCAACTTCGCTCAGCATCATTGATGTTCCTATTGTTGCTCCTGCTGTTTGCGCCATAGTTTTTAAAGCTCTTACTCCTGCTGCCTTCAACCACTTTTTACTCATCTTACATCCATCCTTTCTTCTAAATTTTTTATCCTATTATTTGCCACCTTGATTTTTTCGTCGTATACATCGCATCGTTTCTCAAGCTCATATGTGCGTTCAATAACCCTGTTGTGAACCTCTACTTTTTTCTCTAATTGCTCAAGCCTGTATGCAATTAATGCAGTGCTCTTTTTATGTGAATAATATGAGCCTGCCAATGTACCGGCAAGGCTCATACCCCCAGTTATTAATGCAACAATTATTGCACTGTCCATATATTACTCCTCCTGTTTACTGCTTTAAGTTGTTCATTTTCAGCTCTTAGCGCGGATATTTCTGCCAAAACAGGATCTGGCTTTTCAAGATAGACGGTTACATTCATGGTGCTATCCTCGTTTTCGGCGATTTCAAATTGCACAGTTATGTTTGTATACCCCTCAAATATTGCAAATAATAAACCCCTTCAGAAACTATAATTTTAACTTCTAAAGGGGTTTTGTTTTTATTTATATAAATGTATTGGTTATTCAGAAGCTATCACATCCGCAAATCCTTCAGCTATTAGCAAACACGGCAAGGTCATACTGTGCGAATTCTGCTCCCGGCAATAATACCACCTCCAACAAAACCACCCGGGCACCTCACGGCGACACCCGGGCATAAAAAATACGCCTCCTTTCGGCGTTCCTATTGCTGTACATTATTGTCCGAATCTTCATTAAGTAGATTTACTAATTCGTTGTATTCTTCCGGTGTAATTCTATTGTTGAGTAAAAATACATCAAATTTAAGCTGCATTTCTTCTTTGGTACTGTATGCCCCGTTTTGAATTACCTTTTTACAAAATATATATGTCATATTTACCCCTCCTATAATCCTAATTCAATTAAAGACAATCTGTAGTCTAAGTCTATAAGATAATCTTCAACAGTTGGCTCTGGTTGGATTACCTGCGGTTCAATGCAGGGAAATAGCTGTATCGTTTTTGTATCGGATATACCTTCGATTTCTGCAACAATGACTACTTCGGTATATTCAGTAACACTCGGTATAATTAAGGTGTTTCCTGAAATATTACCATATGTGGCTGAAAACTCTATATTACCAATATAATTATCACCATATTGGTCTTTTATATCTGCGGACAGTGCTATTTCTGCTGTTTCTTGCCCTGCTTCAAATTGCACATATGGCTTATCTAAAATTAATTCAATTGATTTTGCTTTAGGTAAAGCAGGAGTAAAGTCTTCACCGCCTTTACCATCCCATACAAAAGCATGTTCTTCCTGCGTTTTTTCATAGTCTATAGCTGATTTGCATTGTTCATAAGCTTTTTGCAATAATTCCTGTTTTGTTTTCGTAGCATTATAAGCTAACTGAGTATACACAATAAAATCATTCTCTGCAAAACCAACTGTAAGTATATTTTTATCTATTTCATATTTCACTACTTTCAAGCTTTACACCTCCCTTAAAACTCCATTTATTTTAGTCCAAACTTTATCTATCTGTCTTAATGTTCCATTTACTTTACACCAACCATTATCATATGCCTTTTTTACATTGTTAATGTCAAATGTCATATTTGGAGGCGCCCACCATAATATGGTATAGCAACCGTCTGCGTCAGTAGTATCAGATACCAAGATTCCAGAGTCCAATTCCAAAGCCGGCCGAACGCCATCGGTGCCGTAGTACGCGAGCCCGTTGCCCAGCGTGCCGCCCGTGTCGACACGCCGCACGTAGCTCGAACTGCCGTAGTACGGGGTCCTTAACCGCCAATACCAGGGCGACGAAGTGTTTAGCTCTCGATTGGTATATTCAGACTTCGACACCGCTTCGGCCGTCGGATATGCTTTACGGCTATTGTCGTTACTGAAAAGGTCCCATTTTGAACCTTCAGCAACACCATTTTCGTTTGACAGACCGACTTCGGTATTCGAAAGCAAATATACCTTTCTGGTTATGTCCTCATACCCTCCGCCATCTACAACCCTGATTGTGGTATCAAGAATAGCATTCCGGAATGATTCTTCGAAGTTAGAAAGAAAACCGGCTTCAGCGTCGTATTCGTTATAACTAACGTTCGCATTGTTAGGCGGCGCGTCGTAAGTATGGCGGGCGCTATACCATGCCCCAGCGCCTGCTGCGCTATTAAGCCATTGGTCGATATTCGACACGCTGTAACGGTTATTTCCGTATTGCTTACGATCACTGTTCGGGTTGCTGGGTTCTTTCGCGTCGAAGCATTTCAAGGTAATAATCTTTTCGGTTATCAGCTTCACCCTGTTAGCGGTCTTATGGCCTATCAGCCATATAATCGGCGCGTCGTTGTACTTTGTATTCGGCGACTTAACTTTCGCACCTACTGGCAGATTCGATAGAAGTTGAGCCATCCTTATTTACCTCCTCAAAATAATCACCTACTTATATTTAATCCAAATGTCGCCATTTTGCATAACGTTAACATCTGCATCTGCTGTAGATAGGATAATATTTCTCACTTGTCTTACTGTATATGATGTGTTTGATTGAGCTGTAAGAATACCTGTCATTTCACCACCAGTTTTAGGTAAAGCTGCATTAGCCTTATCATATGCTTGTTTTACAGAGTTTGGCGTAGCTGCCGTTGTTGTTGAAGTAGACGATACACTATCTGTTAATTGCACATGTCCTTTTTTTGATGTAGATGCATTATCATCCAAATGTTCATTAAGTGCTTGAGCTACTTCGCTTACTTTTTGGTTTGTGTATTGTTTTGCTGAATTCAGTGCGGCATCTGCTTTTTCCTGCGCTCCTTCAGGAGTTTCTTTTGTCGCCAGTGCTTCATCATGTGCTTTGAGCACTTGATCGATTATGTCTGCGTTGTCATTAAAATCTTTCACATCATAAAAATCATCGTCGCCAGGTTTTTTTAGCTCATAATTCGGCGTTACTTCCATCAGCTAATCACCTCATTTCTTAATTGGTAATGTGTGTACTGGCTTAACTGCTCATGCGTAAAATTCGCTAGAGTAAGGTGTTGGTTATATCTCAACTCAACCGTAATAACAATGTTTGCCGGCACCATCTGCCGGGTAATTCTGACCACTTCATCAAACATACGCTTTCTTGTTAGTTCGATTTTGATGTTTAGACCATACTCACCGGTATTAAGCTCAATTACATAGCCATCCGGGCCGCAAAGACTGTCCAGCCGTTCCAATAGCACCCTATAAGTATAAGGCAGTTTATCGTTCCATACGCCCTGGACCCGAAACCGCCTGGTTTCTAAATCATCATCAGCAAAAGAGGATATTTTCAGCATCCTCTCGCGTCTTGCGATACCCTTTTCTGTTGCCGTCTGAATGAACTGATCATCTACAATGTTTTCTATTTCCTGCCAGAGTTTCTCAAAAAAAACATCCTCTATTTCCGCTATCTTCTGAAACTCTCTCAATTCTTGCATTATTGGTGGCCATAAATCTCTTATCGTCATGCAGGCATCACCTCACCCAGCACTGGGATTTCGTATGGACCTAACTCTATATTTTGCTGTTGGCCATTCAGTTTAGTGTTTTGCACGTCTACAATCCCGGCAATATCCAGTATTCGTACCTCTATCTGACTAATCCGAATCACCAAAGAATTAGATTCAGCCCACTCGCTTCGCAATTCCTTGAAATAATCATTTATAGCCGCCTCTACTGTCGGCTTCACGTCATCCCAAGTATAGCCGGTCTGCAACGTTATTTCTGGCTCTACGTTTATTTCCACCTCATTTACGCCGACAACAGTGACAACGTGGCCAATAGGTGCAATTCCATAGCCTTTCCCTTGTTTTTGCACTGGGTCAACGGCAGTCTGGATCTCATTAATTAGCGTATCTGAAGGCTTATTATATTCGCTATCTATGATTATAAGTTTTACGGTCCCTCCGCCATTCCATACCGGCTCTACTTTTACCCCTCCAACACCAGACAGGGCGCTAACTTTTTCTTTATAGTCGACAATATTGCCGCCGTAAGCCTGGCTGACAAGGCTCTCAAAATACCTCTGTCGCAGGCTTTCGTCTGTTTCTTCATCTTCTCCCGGGATTAAAATGTCGATTAGTTCGGCGGTTACACCGGAAATGTTGTCGATGTTGTCTAAAGTGCCTGAATATGCGTTTCCGATGCTTCCTAGTTGCTCACATTCGGCCTTATATTCTGTGTCAGTGACTTTTTCTATGATGACGTACGTTGTATCTTCAAGCCCCCATCTTGTGCCGATGTCGACAGGGCCAGTTGTGACAATCTTTCGTATAGCCTTAGTAGCTTGGCGCCTTATTACGCCAAGTTCCGCAGTTCTACGCTCTAAAAACTCCCCAACAGCAGTATCTGCGAAAAACAAGTCAACATAGTTTCTGAGTTGAAAATACATCTCAGCCAATTTATAGGCAGCCGGAGCAAGGGCGTCGTAGATAATAGAACCGGGGCGTTTATCTATATCGTTTGGTATCCTTTCTAGCATGTCATTAAGTATATTTTCATAGGTCATGTTTTCCCACATCAGAAATTCACCTCCCGGGAGATGGTTAAATTTCCAAAGATGCTGTGAACGTCAAAGGTGCATTTTAACTGGTCCTCGTTGAATTCAAACTTGAAATTATCAACTTCCGTAATTCTATCATCCCTAAGGAGGCACTCCCGGATTCTGCGTTTTAATTCAATTTGAACATACACAGGATCTTTACCGATGAGATTTTCAAGCTCAATCCCATAATTAAAGCTATATATTGGATACTCATACCTTTCAGTATTCAGCACCTTATATATAGCTTGTTTGAGGGCATCAAGGCCATCTATATAGCCTTGAATCCTATCGCCAGCCATTTTATAAGTCCGGCTAGTTTCTATGCTTTCATCCAAGGATAATTCAACATCTATATTGCTTTGAGGTATCACTCATCTATCACCTCCAAAATGTAAAATTGCTGGCCACCATGGTTTTGAAGCAACCTCACTTTTCGGCCAACGCTTAGATTTTTCTTAAGATTACCTACTATAAGTTCATTAGGTATAATGAGCTTATCGCTTACCTTAATTCCGTCACTTGTTACCGTGCCTATCATAAACCGGCATAGTTTAGCATTATTGAGGTAGTTTTGGATTATGGTCTTTATCTCATTGATCACAGCATCACCTCCAGGCTCATAGTGTGGACCGGGATAAACTTGTGGGTCACGGATCTCACTATCAACCGCCTGTCTAGGTCAATATCCTCTATTTGGCCGAAAAAGCTGGTTCCCGCCCGCACTCTTACGTCACCCAGACAAGATAATTCCAAGGTTTCGACTTCTCGATTATAAAGTCGTAAGAGTGCATCAGCTTTGGCTTTTGCCTGTGCTGGGTTATAATTCTTGTCCAGTACTTCAAAATATTGCAAAAGGCCATATTTAGCAATTGAACCGCTGTCCCGAGTGATATAGACATCGCGCTTACCTGTGGTCTCATTGTCGGAAACTATCTTGATTTGGTTATAGAAATTATCGTCGACGGACTTCTCATACTCAAAATCATAAGTCAGGCTCTCATCGCCCATAACCAGGTCCAGCTGGAGCTCCTGCAGTTCACGTATAGCTATGCTGCCAAATTCGTCCCTCAAACAGTACCATCTGCCGGTATTCATCAAGGTATCGCTTATGGCATTGTAGATAATATCCAACCAAGTCTTATCATCCTGGACGCTTACCGGCAGTTTGTAACCAGTATTGGTTAACGTGCCTACCCTCAAGCCAAAATAATTACACATCTTTCTTACAAGGGTATCTATGGTATCGTTTTTGACTACAATAGTATCTTTGGCCTTGCAATACCTTAGCTGGTCATAAGCCGTTACAGTTATTTCTTTCTGCTTGTTCTGGTCATGCTTAAAGACGTAGCCATAGAAGATGTTTGCTTCGTCATAACGGAATCGTACCACGCTGCCGTTTTGGATTCGCAAATCATCATCAATATAAGAGAATTCGAGCTTGCTACATCCGTCATTCAGTTTATCTGAATATGAGACAGACTTCACAAGCTCGCTTATCTCATATATTTGACCATTCACTTCAACCAAGAATTCAATCATGACGGAATCACCAACTTCTGCCCGGGATAGATAAGGTTTGGATTTTTAATTATGCTCTTGTTGGCATTGTATATCTTAGTGTATTGCGCTCCATTCCCATAGTATTTCTTTGCTATCGCCCAGAGAGTATCGCCTGGCTGCACAACATGCACCCCATTTGATTTTGGGTTAACTTTAGGCGCTGTTGATTCTTTCTTAACAGTTGCTTTGTTTGATTGCACTACAACCACGGATTTTTTACCATATTCCCTGTATTCCAAAAGCTTAAACGAGACATATTTGTCTCCTTCTTCTCCAGCTCTCTCAATGACGGTCAATTCTTCGATCAACACAAGGGTATTGATATCATCACCAATGCCATTGCTGGCGATAAACCGCACCGGGGCTTTTTCTTGTCTCCACTGCTCAAAAAGTCGCAAGTAGAAATCAGGGCCCCGATAATCGCCTGAAGTTTCAACATAGTGCAGGGGTCTATGAGGGAATTCTGCTTCAAAGCTGTACTGCTTAAGCTCCATATGAGTGGGGATGGCAATCTGGCCAAGCTTGAGTATCTCATATTTTTCAATGGCCTGGGCACTGGATGTTTCTATCTCTTCAGGGTTAACCGGAAGCCTATATGTTACATTGTCTTTATCAAAGAAAACAGCATAACTCATGTATATGCCCCCTCTGCGGTCATAGCAATTTCTTCCTGGAGTATCTTTCTTATACGGCCAGCTAATTTATCCGCGTCTGTTTCCTGATGCACGTCGCCAAAGCTTATCTGGATATTGGGAGCCAGGGTAGCAGTGGTAAATTTGTTTATATATTCACGCTGTGCAATGTCTCTTAAATACTGCAGATCTTCTTCAGCCATATCAACTTCAACTGTACTGCCATTTATACCCGTCACAGGTAATGCGCCATTAACCATATATGAATCAAATCCTGAGTCAACACCTGAAAACAGTGTTCCGATCTTTCCGAATAAATTCTGTACGCCTTCTACAGCCCATGAACCAACCCTTTTACCGATGTCATATCCGAAATTTACGCCGTCCGTAATGTCCATCATCTGCATTCTAGTAAACTCTTTATAATTTTCAGGTTTTTCGCCCAGCCAATCCTGCATGCTGTCCTTTAACCGCTGCAGGCTATCTGCCATACTAGTGCCGAGAACCTTATCTATTGCAGATGCTATCGACTGCACAAGATTTAAAACATTTGTGGCCAAGTCCACAAATAATTTTTTTATACTATAAACAGGATTATTAAACACATTCGCTAAAAATTCCGCAAAGCTTATCCACGGATTTACCAGATAAGCCAGGCTATTATACAGAAAAGCAAAAAGGCCACCGAATAAACCTCCAATCCAGCCTATAACTTCCGATACTGTATCCCCGAATTTTATCATTGCATAGAGTAATAATCCTATAGCTGCGCCAATAAGTAATATAGGCCAATTAACCGCAAGCCATGCCGCTGCCTGCGCCAGTATGGGTTGTACCATAAGCCATAGTTTCGTAATGAGCATAGGTATTTGAGTAACGCCCCATAGCATTAATGCCGCGGTTATCGCGACAAGGATTGGCTCTATAATTGGCCAGATAATAGAAATCATCTCACCTATCTCTCTGATAGTGTCAATTACAATATTGACAGCAAATGCAACAATATTAAAACCTTTAATTAAGCTGTCAATTAATTTTATAAATCCCGGACTGTTAATCAATGCATTAATATTCTGCATTACAGGAGTAAAAGCCTGTAAAGCACCATTTTTGATTTCATTCCATGCATCTCCGAATGTCCGGGGCATATCATTGAACATATCATTTATATTCTTAGCAGAGTCAAACACGGCGTTTTTAATAATATCAGCTGTTATGGCTCCTTCCGCTGCCAGTTCTTTTAACTCACCTTTTGGTTTGCCCATATATTTTGCGATGGCGTCAGCTATCATCGGAGCGTTCTCCATGATAGACCGGAATTCGTCTCCCTGAAGCCTTCCGGCTGCCATAGCCTGAGTAAGCTGCAGTAACGCAGAAGATTGTTCACTTGAGCTTGCACCACCTAATTTAAAGGATTTCTGAACCAGCTCAGTAAACGCTATTAATTCATCATTTGAGGTAAATGCATCTTTTGCAAGCAACCCCATTTTCGCTACTGCATCAGCCATTGCAGTATACGCACCGCGGGAGCGTTTAGCGGCTGTAAATATTTTATTTTGAAGCTCAACCTGATCCTGAAGGCCGTCATTAATGAGATTAAGCCTTGCGGCAGTATTTGAAAAATTATCAATGATTTCTATTCCTTTCTTTACTGCTGCAAGACTTATAAATGTTTTAACCAATTTCCCTAATCCATTACTCGCCTTATTTGCGCCCGCCCCCATATTTTCAAGTTTTTTGTTAAATTTATCTGTTGCCCCGCTTGCGTTTAAGATTTTACTCGTTGCTTCTTCTGTTTTGCGGTTTATCTTATTGATAGTAGATGAATACCCATCAAACAATTTAAACATTGCCTTTAAAGTAGCCATTATCTTCTTCGGCCTCCTCTCCGACCTTTGCTACGGGCGGCTTTTATTTTGGAAGCTTCTCTCTTTTCATCTTCAATACGCAACTGGATACTTGCATAAATAAATGCTCTTTCCCTATCATTCATTTCAACAAGCTCAGATGGCAAAATATGAAGCTTTTGCAGGGCGAAGTGAGCCAGATTAAACTCCGGATCGCCCTGCTTTATCCGTTTTTTGCTTCCTCAATGAGGTCGTTTATGTCCTCATCCAGCCCCGACAGTTCCTGAACTGCCTGAGCCAATTCCGCAAACTCACCAACTAACAGCATTGTCTTCAGAAGCTCAACTTCTCCTAACACGTCATAAGCTTTCTGCAGCTCCGCATTTTTTAAATCCGGGAACACAACTGCAGCAGCTGTTAATTCGTGAATATATCCGGTTCTGTCAAAAGTTTCATTACCTTTTTTATCTTTTTTTGTGTACTTTTTTATCAACTGTTCGTTTTCTTTCTGAGTAATCGGCCTAATTATAAAAGGAACAGGCTTACCCTCCTCCTGAAACCTATTAGAAACGATTACTTCCTTATTTTCAACTTTAATAGGATTTAAAAATGCTTTTAAACTACTCATAATATCCCTCCAAATAAATATTTTTTCAATAAAAATAGCACCTACATTAAAGCAGGTGCATAAACTCCATAATCTATTATTAATTAAAACAATGTTGCAATTATAGCCTTGTATACTTTATCGTTAACCTCTATGAGACTTTTCTTGCCGTCCTTAAATTGTATCGCAATTTGGTACGTTCCTTTGTTTTTAGCGCTTAAGCCACCTGCCAACATTCCAACAGGTCCCAACAAAGCTCCTCCTATAAGGCCGCGCGCAACACCACTAGATACACTTTTTCTATGTTCTTCAGTTATTATTTCGTATGATTCAACAGTACTTTTATCAAGGTATAACGGCTTTAGGATAGACGTTGTTATAAATGCTTTTCCTGCTGCGCATCCAATCCCAAGCCCTTTATAGTCTCCAGCTATTACGCTATTGACCATGCTAAATCCCCCTTGTAAACATATTCCTTTTTTATTCTAATTTATATTATAATTTATATTAAATATGTTTACAAGGGGGAGAAGTTATTTATCGGTAATTTTCCGGCAGTTTAAAGCTTTCGAGGATCTCGATATCGTCAAATGTAAAGTCAGTATCAAAGGTTATCGGGTCATCAGACTGATCGTCCAGTGTTGCCACCGGAATGGTTGTCAGGATCACGTTCAACAGCACAACTTCCTGCCTGCCGACGGTGCTCTGCGGGTCCTCATTCTTTACTTGTAATTTCAAGCCCCGATAATTACCTGTCCGCAGATACTGAATTGCCTGGTTCAGCATCTGGCTGTTCATAAAATACATGGTCATGGACCCTGTACCCGTCGCCCCAACAACCTTATGCTGGGTCATTCTGTGACCGAGCAACCGGCGTTCTTGCACAATCAGGTCTATTTGAGCTGATAATGACGACACTTCAAACAGTTCTCTGTTCTGCCCATCAATAGTGATATACGCCTTCCCTTCTTGAGAGTAAATCGTATCTGCCAGTCTGGTGTAGTTATCAGCCACTCTCTATCCCTCCCTTACGACAAGTTCACAGTAATATAGATTTTCTCAACACTGTCCACCGGCTGAATGTAGCAGTCAATTACAACTGCGTCGCTATCCGCCCCAGGAGATACTGTCACATCTTCAGGTTGGAAGTTCTGAATCGCATTCAGCCTCTGAAGTTCATTGAAATACTCAATCAGAGTAGCCCGCAGCAGTGACCGGCCATCAGGATTGTTGTCAACCTTGCCGACATAGTTGCTCTCAAAAATGGTCGTTATATCGTTGTTTATTCCATCTATGGTCCTGATTAGCCTATTTTTAGTAAACTGCTTGCCTTTTTCTGGTGTAATGCTAGTCAAAGAATTTATGTCGTATACTGCAGTTACATTTTGGGCCGAATCCACTTTAAAGATGAATTCGCCGTTTTCAATGGCGGTTTCCATCTCGGTTTTGGTCATTCTAGGCACCACATCAATAGCACCTACATATTTTCTGCCTGTATTTGACTGATTGATGTTAGCCCCCGCTGTTACACCTGCCACCCAAGCAGTAGTTTGAGCTGGCGTTAATACTGTTCCGTCTACGAGTTTCACACCCTGGGTAACGTTGATGAAGGCCTCGTTGTCTGCATCATAATTAGCCAGCACTGCCTGAATCTTCACTCCCTCATCCTCGCGCATTGCTTCTACCCAGCTCTGGATAGTGGATTTGATTGTAGGGTCGTCATCATACGGATAGCAAAGCACATTGAAGTTTTCTGTCTGCAGTGTCTCTAGCGCATCTTCTACATCATCAGCTATATGGTTTTGACCTAGATTGTAGACTATTACCGTCTGTGCGCCCTTTAAGGCCTCGTTTGCAAGAAGTTTATCAGCCGCAGTCACGCCTTCTGGCCACTGGCTCTGGTCCAAGGCCGTAATTCGGTACATTTCCCCCTTGGTGCCCTTGCTAACCTCCTGGAGTAATGCAACAATACCCCTATCACCTATAGTAATAGATAACGGAGCATTGGTCAGGAAGTTTATATAGGCACCGGGCAGGATTTTGTTTTGACTGTTCCAAGTTCCGCCCATATCATTATCACTCCTTTATATCTGTATTTGTTGCTTGAGCTTGCATTTTTGGAATCTCTTCGCCTGTCTTTATCTCCGAATACCTCACATCAAAGGTAATATGCAGTACGTTATCCACAATGGTTGCCTGCAGATTCTGAACCCGGAAGGTTCCCACCAGGTCAAAAGCCCGTAGCAGGTTCACTTGTACCGCCTGGCAGTCGGATTTGACCTCGTTTTTCCCCTTATCGCTGAAATAGGCCACGTCAAAGGAAACAGTACTGTTGTATTTGTTGGCAAGCCTTTTGCCGTAGCTTTGTTCAATGACGGTTACCAAGAAAGATGGCGTTTTGAAGTTTTGAGGGATGTCTTCATCGTAGATAGTAGATGAAGAATACTGTTCATGGATTTTCTGAGCAATAACCTGTTTGATTTCATCTATCATGTTTCCTCTTCACCCTCTCCACTTCTTGTTCAAATTCACGTACCAGCGCTTTCTCCACTGTGTTTATTGCTTTTTCCAGCATAAACTGCCCTTTGACCCACCCTTTTGTTTTTCCACCTTGAACAATTCGATGCCCATAATTCACGTAGGGAGCGTAGTCAGCTGTGTTACCTATTTCCTTTTCAACGCCTTTAGGAGTTTTTTGGGTTCTGGATGCATACCAACTCTTCCTCATGTGCCCGCCGACTCTTGATGTTGAAGTAGTAAAGCGGACATGCTCTCCGGAACGAGTATAAAACTCAACTACATTTCCGCCTTCACTTACGTTGGTAAGTCTTTTTGCTACCTTCACTCCTTCATTAACTGCTTTATTGAGTACCCTCTTATCAATCTCGGATATATCGTCCAGCATGGCCCGCAGCTCTTTCCGATACTTGTCTATAAAAGCTTTATTTCTCCGATAGTTGCTACTCATGCTGTGTCCTCTCTCTTTACACTAAACTCCTGGTGGGAGCTATAGGGAAAACCTTCGCCTACTGTCAGAGTTACCTGCTTTCCATTCCTCTGGGTGACAACAACCTCATCACCTTCTTGAAGGTCCACATCTGGGCCACAAAACAGAGTATGGGAAGTTATCAGTGTAGGCACTCCATCCTCCCCTGTGTCCACCAGCCGGCCTTTGCTATAGTGACATTTGACATTTTCATATTTTAGCACTTTTTCCTGTTTTGTAATGCCGCCTTCTACCTTCTCGGTCCAGCGATATATATCCATTCTATCTTTCCAAAGTCTCTCAAGTACACTCATCTCCGCAACCTCCGGAATCGCATTAAAGCCAGCTTATCCTTTTCAGACAGCCCATAGATTGTTTCTCTGGAAATCTCGTTTGTGTTGTAGGTTATAGAGGTATCGCCCTCTTTTATTGAGGTCACGTCAAATACTGAACTGCCTCCGGTCTCAGCCTCATAGTCAATAATGGCTTTGACCTTACGGCGGATAAATGGTTCCAATTCTGCAGGCGGCTCTGTCAGGTTGCAGTAGTTCATAACTTCCTGAATAACATCAGAGATCATCAGGTCCTTGGGATCATCCGAAATACCAAGATTCTCTTTGACCTTATCAAGCATTTCTTTTTTGGTCACTGGCATCAACTCCCTTCATAAAAGAGGGAGCTGATATTACTCAGCGCCCTCATCATCTTCCGGATTATCCTGGTTATCATCCGAAATTTCATGGTTATCTTCTGGATCATCATGATCTCTTTCAATACCATTCTGTGCAGCCTCAAGCAAAGCCATAAGAGCATCCTTATTGGACCTCTTATCATAATCAATGCCCAGGTCATCTAATTTGGCCATTATATCTTTTTTAGTAGGCTCGGCGTTTTTAGCTGGCTCAGCTTTAGCTCTCAGTTCAGCTTCAGCCTGGGCTCTCATAGCTGCAATCATACGTCTGCGCCTCTGAAATCCTGTTACGCTCATCTATCACACCTCTTACCCAATTTTGTGCCTGAAACATACAATTCTGATGTTTTTATTCTCATAAACCCTCTGCCAGTTAGCTGCTAACTCAACCTCTGCATTTGTAGGACTGGATCCGGCAACAATAGCATCAGTCCACTTAACTCCACGAGGATGTAGTACAAAGTGCTGCCTGTTAATCAGGATGTCGTCACCGGCAAGGCTATCACGGTCGGTCTCAGTAGGTACAGGAGCTGCGCCATTACCTAATCCGATTGCACCTTCACCAAACAGATATGTAGTACAAACTTTGGTTGAGGTATCATAAGGACAACCATCATCCTCGATAACTCTCTTGCCAAGGAAATACTTGATAGTTGACTTACCCTCACTGTCAGGCTTTGTCTCAATCAAATCCTGCTTAGCAAGATAAGTTACAACCGCGGAATGCATACCAACTGCTGTAAGCCTATCTTTTGCATCACCCATCCTCTGAACTGCATCAAGGAATGTTGCACCACTTATTAAAGCTGTATCTCCTGTTTCTCCTGATATATCATGGAGATTTCCAGACATAGATTCGGATGCAAATACACCCTTCAAGATTGAAAACAGTAATGCCTGTCTACGTCTTGCCCAGTAATCAGCAACTAAGTCGCCGATTGCCTTCATAGGATCATCACCAGATAATGCTCTAGCAAGGTCGTTAACGGACCAAGCTTTACCTCTCATAAATAATACTGCTACATCCTGGCCAGACGTAATCTTACCAGGAGTCAATGCTCCGTCATCGGTTAGCACCTCATCATCCCCACTAAGATCTTCCCAGTATGGCATATTAATAAGTCTACCACCTGAGGATGCAAGCCTGTCCAGCTCAGGATTATTGCTGATAATCCCTGCCTGGGATAATGCGGAAAGCTCCGCTGTTCTCTGAATTACATATGGATTAAATACTTCAGGGACAATTACGTCCGCTATTCTTGTTGTTGGCATAAATTAATACCTCGCTTTCCTATGATTTGAGATAGTTACTTAGCGCTTGCCATAAGTTGCTTAGCAAGCTCAGGATTTTCTTTCAGGATCCTGCCCTGTTCTGTTAAATTGAAATGTTCTTTACCCCAAGGATTTTTTATTCCGGAAGCGGATTTATCATTATTGAAGGGAGGATTACCCTTGACTTCAGGAATAAATAAATCTTTGTATTGCTCTTTAATTTGTGTCAGCTGATCATCAATACCGGATACAGTTCCGTCATCTGCCACGACAAGCTTTGATTTATCAAACTTTGTGATCAGCAAATCCGGGTACTTAGCATCCGTCAGCTTCTCACGTATTGCAGCATTGATTGTCATTTCTTTTATCTTAGCCTCATACTGCTCTTTCGTGGTTTTATTGGCATCCTGCAGGTCTTTGATCTGTTTTGAAAGTTCCTCATTGTCCTTAACCTTCTTGCTCAGATCATCCAACTGCTTATCTCTGTCCTTCAGCTGCTGTTCCAGGTCCTTTTTTGCATCGTTGACCTCATCAAAGCGAGCTTTTGGGATGAATCCTTTCAGAGACTCCGTGTATGCTTCAAGGACCTTATTTGCCTGCTCTTCAGTCAAGCCCATTGCAATTAAATCTTCTTTTTTCATAACCTTCCATCCTTTCATCTTCACTTTTTACCCGGTCGTGTCCGGTGATGTCCCGTTCTTTTACGCCTTCGGTACCGGAAAGGCGACATAATAAAAAGCCGTATTGCTACGACCTTATTAGTTTAAATCAATGCCTTCAATTTCTGCCCTCTCTTCAAGAAATGAAGCATATAAATCCATGGCCTTAAATTGAGCATTCAGCAAATCATAACTGCATGATGGTGTGAATGACAGTTCGCCGGCCTTATATTTTCTTAGCATATTAGATAAGCCATGCATTCTAAGTTTCAGCTGAAGGTATTCAGCTTTAAACCTTTCTTTGTAGTCCGTACTGTTCATTAGATCTACAGTATCTCTTAGCTCCATGGGCCTTGCTTCCATAGTGTTCATAATTATTCCTCCTTAAATTTATACATAAAAATAAGACCTTAACCCCGGTCATGAGGGAGATAATTGGATCACCTAACCTTTCCCGCATATTGTAGTTTTACGTTTCAAGTCTGGCCCACCTCCTCTATCTCTTGTCCTGTTTCAATAACCGCTCCCGCCCCACAATCGGGACACTCAATATCTTTAAGCAAAGTTCCTTCGGGTCTTACACTGATCCATCTTTTACAGCATCTTACACAAATTACTTCACTGACTACATGAGGCTGATTTTCGCTTATATCAATTACTTCACCCATATTCACCTCCAAAAGAAATGCACTTACCGAAGTAAGTGCTGGATATAAGAATACCACCTACCGTTTATTATTACGATAGATGGTATTATGACAGAACCGTTATTTCTTCAATCTCGCTTTCATCAACTACTTGGATATAGTCAGGATAATCAATTGATATCTCTTCATACCCTGAATCGCTGCCTACTTCATCTGTGAAGCTAACACAATCGCCTTCAAGAATTCTTCCATCTTTTGTTTTTACCCGAATAGTTTTATATACATATTCAGATAAGCTCCTTACTCCTCCTGGTTTCATTTCTTCCCTTCTTTCTTACTTGGATAGTCAGGAACAATATGTGTTCCCTTTTTCCCGTATTTAATCTTAAACACTGTCGTTTTCGTTTCTGCTCCGCTTAGGTTATTAACAACAGTGCCAACAATTGTATTGTTATCCAAAATCACTTCTTCATTGTTCCACTTGCCTTCTTTTGATATCTTAATCTTTCCTGTCCCGTGATATTTATCAACTAATTCCTGAGCCTGCTCAATGGTTATTTCTAGGCGACTCGGCCCATATTGCTGCTTTTTCGCAAGCTTTTCAATATACTGCTTATATTCATTGGTTCCAACAATATGCTTATTCTGTTGACCGATATCTATTGTCTTAATCTGAACATCTGAAATAATCTTGTTTCTGATATTCTGTATCTTATAAGCTCGTTGTATATCGCTCCACTTCTCAGGTTCATTATACTTCAAATTTTGGAAATCATCAAGAGAATTTGGATTTAAGTCTTTACCCAGTACATCCTTGTACCTTTCAAATTGCTTCTGATCAGCATATCTGTTCTTCCACTTCTTTTCTTCAAGTAAGGCTTTAGGGTTATTCTTTATGTACTTTTCATACCACTGTTCATAAGTCATATCGGCTGGAACATCATAATTTTTATCGGTCACCGGATCCCTGGCCACTCTTTTTTCTTTTGATAAATCATCATCTTCATATATCGGTATCGTTGTGGTCCTACAATGTGGATGATACGGAGGGTAATTCACACCGGTAATTGCCTTATCGACATCATAAACTTTCCCATCCTCACTCCTGCAAATGTCTGATGTCCGCTCATCCAGAGTAGCAAGTATCCGGTATTTCTCTACTCCATCCTCCTTGTATCCGGCCAGAGTTCCCTGTTCCATAATAAAGGAACCTTCTGTATGCAATAACCGATATGCTTCATATTCCTTTGTCTGAAATGTCTTTGCAAAATCCGAAGCCAATGTTTGAGGATTTTTTCCCTGGATCAGCATAGTAGTTATACGCTCGTTAAGCTGTGTAAGCATATGCTCTTTCTGTTTCCATATCCGGGTACTAAAATCAGCGCCATTGAATGGATACTTTATCAGCTCATCCACTGTCTTAGCATCTATCTGAGCAAACTCCTGATGGAAACCATGATATAAGTCTATGTTAAACCAGGTCCGGTAATAGCTGTCGGAATATACCTCCTTCAGCAGCTCTTCGCCCTTGTGCTGATATTCAATACCATACAGTTGTTGCAGGATGGTATCAATCTGCTTTTCAAGGGCCTGATACCGGGTAATCCTGGCCCGGATGGACATATTATTGAGCTCCAGGTTATACTTGCCCATATTCTCATTAACCAGGTCTATAAAATCCTGCAGGTCACCTATCTCCGCTTTATCAAGCAGCTTTTGGGCTTCTGCATAGGAAACTTTGTTTTCTTTTGCATATCTTATATAAAAGTCATTTATGACGCTACGGATTTCTCTTTTTGCCTGTTTAAATGCTTTTCGCAAGCCTTTATAATACTCATGAATCTTCTTTTCCCCGGCTAGATATTTTCGTTCCTGTCGCTTTTCCCAGTAGGTTATATCCTTTTTATCCACTGTTACCACCTACTTTATGTTATAGTACTTAATTCCTTCATGTTCTGCTTCTTCAACTCCTTCAATCTTAAAATCCCCGAGAAATTCATATGAACTATACCTTATCTCTTGCTCCTGGTCTAGTTCCTTTAATATTTCAATCAGTTCTCTTACTTTCACTCTTCATCCTCCTCACCAAACATTGGCGGCTCATCTGATTTATTTTCTTCCTCAATCTGCTTTAGTTCTTCTTCAATATCTTCTACCCATGGATGATTTGCAATAATGGTCCGGTTAGAAATTATGCCTTTGCTATTCTGGCAGTCTGTTATAGCAGTTGATTCATTGATGGCTATATCCCTGTTGAATATAATAATTACCTCTTTGTCGGATGGAGTACCTTTTCTGGTAACTTCCAGGTATCTATTCACAAAATAAAGGAGCTGTTCAAAGCTCCACTTGAAATTATCTTCCAAGGCATTGCATTTCAGATCCAACCCGGAATAGAGGAATTTCAGGGCTATACCGGAAGGACTGT